TACATCTGTCTTTCCGCATCGGCTGCTTTCAAACCCATTTCCATTTCTTTTGCTTGCTTTTCAGCAAATGCTTGTGGATTGAATAATTCTGCAATTCCGCCAACTGTTCTAGTTGCTTGAGCTGGAACTTCTAATGCTGCATTTAATATAGCATTTCTTTTTATTACATTTATTAAATCTTCTGGAGAATTAAGCCTATTTGCTTGTTGTGCAGTTGTCACACCAGTACCATAACCAATTCTTCCCAAAGCATTTACTAAACTTTGACCGAGTCCAGGTCCTTCTACTAATTCTGGATTATAAAAAGAGCCTAATTTACCAGCCAAAGTTATTGCTTCTTTTCCTGTTTGCAATGGAGAGTAATTAGACATGCCAATATTCATTAATGCATTTGGATTTACCAAACTGCTTGAATCTCTCAGTGCTGAAAAAATATTATTTGGTAATACTTCTGGTCTTGAAGCTTGTTGTTGCGCTTGAGCCGATAGTTGAGTAGAAGCAGATATTGGCCTGACATTATATGCAGAAAGATCAACATCCTCATCATTAACAGGTCTAACATTATATGGTCTTAAATCAATATCATTTTCATTAACCATTAGCTATAGCCATCCTATACCAACCTCTATGTTTTTTTAAAAATTTATTGGAATCACCCTCCTTTATATATCCTTTTAATTTTCCAGAAGGAGAATAAAGCTCATATTCTTTTTCTTGTTTATTATTTGTAGATATTTTTTTACTAGGAACAACTCCAACACTTTCTGTTTTATTATCGCTCATTGCTGGTACTTCAGGCCCAATACCAGGCGTAACATTAAATCCACCAGTAATTTGCTGTTTATAAGATTGATGTTGCCTTAGTAAATTTCCTTTTTCATTTTCTAATCTCTTAGAATAAGCTGTACCATTTTCAAATTCTGCTGGATTAATCATAGATTCTATCTTCTGTTGGCTAGGAATGCTTGATGAAAAACTATAAGCAGCTTGCAACTTATCAATAGCGTTATTTTGATCACTGGTAAATTGAACATATTTATCGTAATAATTCCTAGAGATTCCATATTTTTTTAATGTCTCTTGATCAACACCTAAATTATTGAGAAGAGCTGCTCCTCCTGAAGTTAACCATTTCAATTTTTGGCCATCTGTTAAAAGCTCTTTTCCTTCTTTTTGTAATTTATTCAAAAGCGGAATAGCTGTTTGTATAGCACCCATACCTACTTGTGCATTAGATAAAACTTGAGGTGTAGTTGTTGATCTATAAGTATTGGTTTTATCATCATAATAAAATGTACCAGGAGGATGAACTGATTCTGAATAGGGAGCTGCTTGTTTTGCTACAGCTCCTCCTACAATTCCCTTTCCTGCTTGTGGAATATTAGAAGTTGATTCTTCTCCGGGTTTTATAGTTATATAACCTTCACTTTCTGAAGTAGGAATAGAAGAATTATTATAAGGCTCAGATGAAGATGGAACATATGAACTACTTGGTGATTGATCTATAGAAGATGAATTGGAGACCATATTTGGTGTTGATAATAATGCATTAGCTGGTTGCTGAATTGGTTGTGGAGATTGTTGTGCTTTTTTATTCAAAAAAGAATTAAATAAAATCCCCATCAAACCACCACCATAAGGAGGAGGCAAATTATTTACTCCTTGTTGGCTCCCTAAATTACCAACAGCATTTGCAATGACACCAGACATAGCATTGCGCAATAATTCTTGTTGCTTTGGATCTTGAGGCCAAAGTAATGGATTTGAAGCAATTCTAGCAATAGGTTCTAAAGGAGCGGCAGCAGCTTGTGCTTGCGCTAATTGAATAGCAGCTTGCGCTTGATAAGGCGCATATCTTGCTTGAGTAGATTTTATTCCCAAATCATTTAATGCATTTAAAGAGGTAATAAAACCACCGCCTGGGCCTACATCTCCTACTACTTTTGGCAAAGGAATATCATAAGCCATAATTAGCCTCCAAATAACTTAGCAATGCCCGACCAGATAGAATTTCTATCTTGCAATTGACCCGCCTCTTGGCCATAACTCATACCACCCATAAATCTAGCAGCATCTTGATATAGATTACTTAAATTATTAGCAGAACCTTGACCACCACCAATTAAACCACCTAATCCAGCACCATATTGGGTATTAATACCTAATACATTCCCTAACCAATTCTGCATATCTTGAGATGCTATTTTTTGAGAATAATCAATACCTGCTTGTTGATAAGGAGAACTTCCAATTAATCCTTCAGCTGAAGCTTGATTAGTTAAAGCTCTTTGACCTTGTTCATTTAAAAATTTGGCATAAGGCGATTGCTGATACTGCCTCATTAAATGATTAATAAATCCTGATGGATTAGCTTGCGTATTAAGCCAATTTTGATATTGAGGAATTGCCCCAGCTCCAGCTTGATAAAATGGATTTTGAAACCCGGTTGATTGTTGAAAATAAGGTAAAAATGCTTTTCCAGCTGCTTCATAAGGTGCACCAGAATTACCGAAAAGACCAGATAAAATACTACCTAATCCTTGCGCTCCTTGTTGTGCAGTTGCAAATAACGGATTAAATCCTGACATTGCCATAACAGTACATCCTTATACTGTGAAACTTATTGTTTATCTATATCGTAACAAACGTTTTCAAAACACCTGCTTCATATCCCTGAAATTTATTCAATGTTGTATTATAAAACATCTGCCCATCAACTACACCTGTTAATAGAAGCACTTGTGCTGTAGTTAAATGAGGCATTAAAACACCAGATGCTGTGAGATATTCAGTTAATGTTTGAATAAGAAATGACATATATCCCATCCAAATATCACTCCATATATTCTGACCATCGCCTCTTACTTTGGTAATCGGATCATTAATAGGAGGCGAATCTATATTAACTGTCATACTATTACTCCGGCATCACTTCAAAATTCCATGCAGCTCCCAATATAATAAATGGAAACTGATCAAAAAATTCAATTTTTGGCACAAATGCTTGACCACGAGGAATAGTACCAAGTTTTCTCCAAACCGTTCTAAATGAACGATGGCCTAATTTCCCCATATTAGCTTGCATTAAATTTCCATAAGTATTACCGCCATCACGAGAAATAGATAAGAAAACCACAGGTTGCTCATCATGAACAATAGCTGCATCAGAAGTTGATATAATAAGAAATAATCCATCTTCTAATAATAGAAAAAATCCATCTTCTAATAAAAGAAATGAATCTTGTGGATTTACTAAAGTATCTGATACAAAGCCTTGTCTTAAATCAAGATGAAAACGATCTATTCTAGTTCTATTATAAGTAGAAGGAACAACAGGTCTACCAATCCTCATTCTCCGTATAGCTTCTCCATTATTGGTATTAAGACTATCATCCACGATATAAAGTATTGGGCTAAGATAATCTCCGTAATAGTTAATACCATTGAAATATCCGTGTGTTTGTGCTGGATGTCTATTGCCATTTAATACTTCTTCTTCATGCCAACGAGGATTTTCTCTATCGCTCATTGAAACATTATAAACAAAGGTATGATTTGCTTTAGTAAAATTTAATCTATAAAAAATAAGACCATTTTCTTTTATCAATACACCTTTTGCATCCGCCACACCTAATGCAGGATCACTTGCATATTGAGCTAATTGAAAATCGAGTGATTGATTACTAATTGGAATAGATTCTGTTCCAACCACTTCCATCACAGCACCTAATCCATCTTTATCTTGTGATAAGAAAAACATCTTATCAAATCCAGTTACTACACTTCCAATTGCAGCACAACCATATTCCATTAATGCAGAATTATTACGTCTAAATGGTAATACAGGGCCTGCACCAGCATTTTCCCAAACTTCAGTATAATTTTGACTAAATAAAAATAATCTTCGATGCAATGTTCGACAAGCAACTAAACTACCTGGATGAGTGCTTATTTGTCCGCGTTGAACAGGAGTCCAAAGTAATCCATTGTTAAATTGAGATAAATAAAATGCGCCTACATCAACAGTTGTTGATCCAGTTGCTACAACAAAAAATCCATCTAATAAAGTGACATCAATTGGATTGTTAGGAAAATTTACATCAACTGCTTGAATATTTGGCGTAAAAGTATTTGT